AAGTTCGTCGTTCTTGAAACCAGCAACGGCAAGCTCAATACGAAAATTAGTTGCATCGTGTTTGATGATGTTAAACGGCGGATAATTACCATGGTCCTGAACCGTTTGAATACGGTTGAGGCGGGCGAATACTTCGTCAAACCCAATTACCCACGGATTATTAGCTGTGCTGAAATTAAAGGTACTATTAAAGGTACTTGTCATAATTCCTCCTTGGAGCGAATGTGTTAGTGTTACCCGACAATCGGCATAACATGAGTTAAAGAATAACTCCCAACACCCTACAGCCTATTTCTTTTTTCCTATATTATATTTTGCTACGAGATTCCATTCTGTCTTTTCCCCAAACGATAATACTTTGATTTGAGAAAGAGGTGCTGTATCTTCACAGATATCAGCATCAAGAATTTGAACCAACCCCCAATCTTCTAATAGATGGGCGATTGTGTTGCGCCTCTGCATATCATTTTCCGACAGGTCAGTGGCCTTGCCATCTAACGCAAACAATTCTTTAAAGTGTACGATGAAATATCGTCCTTGTTTGTGTAAGATATGGCAGCTTTGATACAGCGTGTTATCTTTGCGAGAAGCTACACCAATTCGTGTAAGTGTTTCACGGACTTTGAGAAAATCATCTTGATTAATAAGAGAAACTTCAAGAGCATTATATCCTGGAATACTCGAAATATGTATCAAGTCATGTGTCATTGTTCAATCCACCTGTGTATAAACGTTTCTTAATAGTATTAAGATGGTCAGGTGTTAGAATTCTCATAGCTTGAAGTGCTTTCTCAGTACTATAATTATAATACCGCTTTACTGCCTCAAGGTCTTCAATCTTCTCTGCCTTTAACCACTTATTAAACCTTTTTCGGGGTCTAATTGTATTTATAAGGAAAGAAAACTGAAGACTCTTGCCAAGATGGGGACGACTGTTCATTTCATTGGCAGGAATGACGGTATCCATCCCAAAACTCAATGATTTATTCACAATGAAGGGATTATACTGTTTTTCACTCCACTCATCAACAATCAATGCTTCTTTTGTGTAGTGAATTGCATTAACAAAATCAAAGGGACTTATCTTTGGTAGTTTGTATCCTTCTTCTGTTTCTAGTATAATCTCCTCACCGTCCAATGACATCATGATTTCATCTCACATGCTGCCATGATTTCAGTAAGACATGCCACTAAATTGATTTCAGCATCAGCAACAAATGCTGCCTTGTACTGATAATCAGCTATCAATAACACCAACTGAGGAACTTGCACCACTTCTACTAAGAGAACATCATATAAATTTCTAAACAATGCTTGTGGGTCATTATCCATATTATTAACAACCCAACTCCGCATTTTCTTAAAATCTTTTTCACGGAGTGCAGACACCAACTCTTTCATGTTTGCATCTGAAAAATTTGCAAGAATACCTGCATCAATTGTTCCTGATGAACTATATCGCTGTAATTCATTTAACACTCTACGATAATCAGGAAAATATTTATTCAATAGCTCAACAACAACTTTCATATCATATGTAACATTTTCTTCTGCTAAGATGTCTTTAAGGCGTTTCATGAAACGAGATGCCATTATCGGACGGTCTGCTTTATTCAATTTAAAATCAATCACAGTGGTACGTGAGTGCAACGGAAGAATAATTTTGTTCTTATAATTGCATGTGAATATGAAACGGCAATTCCGACTAAATTCTTCAATGAAACCACGAAGGGCGGGTTGTGTGGAGTTAGGGTTGAGATAATCAGCTTCATCTAGAATAACAACTTTCACCTTACCAGATAAGGAAACTGCACTAGCAAAATCCTTGATCTTGGTTCTCAATACATCAATCCCTGATTCCTCAGAACCGTTGATGATAATGTAGTCACACCCTAATTCTTCACACAGAGCCCGCGCAATCGTAGTCTTTCCTGTACCCGCTGTACCTGCAAGAAGCATGTTTGGAATGCTGTCTTGCGTAATGAATTCTTGAAACATTGAAAGAAGATCGGACGGAAGGATACAGTCTGATATTTTACGCGGACGATACTTCTCTACCCAACGAAACTGCTCACGGTTTGCTTCCATAGTTATGCCTGCGATGTTGAATCTGCTGCGATGAGATATGTTACGTTATTTGAAAAAGATTCAAAGTGAAATACCAACACCTTACTCCCTGACTTAGCAACTGCATTACATACACGAACAGTGTAATCATCTGGCACCACCTTGAAACTATCAATTGTCATCTTCACATTGAATGTTGCATCAGATGTTCCCAATGCTTTTGTGAATGAATGTGACGTGGGATTCTTAGGGTCGTTGATTGACAATGAAACCACCCCATTCTTTGACACAATGTTCAGCATCGTTGCCGACACAATGGATGCCGTCTTAACAATCGTGCTAATATCACTTGTTGTAAGCTTGAATGAATACACATCTTCAAGTGGCGGGGGAGTATCTGACGGGGGCGTAATCAATGATGCGTCCGCGTAGAAATAATCAATCCTACCACTATCAGAGTTGATGGTCAGACTCTTTTCACTAAATTCAATATCCGGATTCTGTGATACTGAAATCAATGACAATAGCTGATTCAAATCATAGATGGCGAACTGTGTGGGAAACGTTTCTTCAACAGAGCCTCGCGCCTGAATACTATTTACGGAATTTCGGGTTGCGAGCTTATTGCCTGCCTTCACAATTAGATTAGGGCTAATCTGAGAAAAACTTTGCAATAGGCTTAGAGTTTTTTGACTAATCTTCATGATGATCCTCGTAATATGTGTGTTGTGTATCGTGTATATAAAGAAGTATAACAGCGTAGTGAACAATTTTCAAGATGTCAGCACGATTAAACCCATTTTTCTTTCCATACCGCTGTGCATATTTCATGATGTTTCCCACCATGAATCCTACCCCATGACCATTATCAATGATGAATTCAGCACTTTGGAATTTATTAGCTGAGTAATGTTGGTCATAGGTCTTGTCAATATACTCTTGAATATCTTTGAGTAGTTCTGGTTCATTGAATTTATGATTAATCATAGGTGACTCCCGGTTGTTTGCCGATGTTCTTCGCACCGAGTCTTGAACCATTTGATGTCATTCCGAAGTGTTCCCGGATTGCCGCAAATCTCGCAAATGGTTACTGATGCTGTACACATTGCCACATTTACTTTTTCAAATTCGTCGTTCTGATATTCCGTATAGACCCGCAAGCCACCCCACTTCTCCTTGACTTGTGTAACCTTGACGATGTGTTTCATTTCATCAAGCTTATCGTATATCGTATGAACGAGAGATGCCCATCCAGCACCAACTGAGCGTAACGCATCGTCGCGGGTATATCCTTCGTGACTGCCATCAATTGCCCTACCAGGTGTGACTACCATGGTGCTTCTCCTTATTATTCTGGTTTCCCGAACATAAATTCTTGCGTAATCCTTTCCACAGCAATGGTGTATTCTTCCTGCATGGTAACTAACTGTTTAGTGTATTTGGTAAGAAGTTTAGTGTAATTTTTATGATATTCCGTTTCCATCTCATCAAGGAGGCGGGTGTATTCAGATTTTATCATGTTCCACACCAACATTTCGCAGTCTTTCTTACTTCCCAGGTATGGTCATTGGAACACTTGAATGATTCCACGATTTCATTGGAATCATGATTATGCCACACTCCATTTTCATCAAAATACCGTTCTTGCGGAGTTACAAAAACATACTCGGATGTTACGGGGAACACGTTACTTTTTAAACCTGTGTCCTTGCATGTATTACAAATCATATGAGTACTAATTCGTTAGAGGAAAATTCTCTGTAAATAGAGAGCTATACAGTTAATAATTCATTTATATTTAAAATACGATAATTCGGACCTATCACCGTGCGATGCATATGCCCTGAGTAAATCATGGGATTACCAAGATGATCCCAAATGCGCTGAATCACATCCATGTTCACATCATGCCAATCTTTTCCCACGCCAAACCAAAGTTTAGCACTATCATCAAAATGGGCTTTACACACTGATGAGGGTACATCATGCGTAATCAACATATCAATTGTTTTGCCTTCGGCATTTTCAAACAACCGCAACACTTCATGCCCTGAAATGTTTTCTTGTTTATCCCAATGCCATTGCTCACGCAAACGAATATCCTTGTCAATACTAGCAGCCCCGCCCATGAACGCAATGGTTCTGCCATCAAGTTCCATCACGGTGCCACGTGGCACATAAAACAAATTGGCATCATCCCATACTCGGGTGACTTCGGTGAGCTTCACCCATCGTGTGCAATCATCATGATTGCCTTCAATGAAGTAGATGGGTATAGAAGATTCCTTACACACAGCGTGAAATCCTGTGTCGCGCCCATGTGATGGGAACAATCCCAAATCACCCACTTGAACAAGTGCAACAGCACCTGCCTCTGTGGCTTGTTGTACACCATACCGAAGGCGGCTAACGTCACCGTGAATGTCCCCTAATAGTAAAATCATAGTATCCCTATTCCTCAATTAAATCTTCAACAATGGAATCCGGAATATCTACCATCCGAAACGGACCTTTCATATCAACACGTGATTTTGTTTTTTGATCTGCATGCTCCCACATGCCTCGTAAATAGGCGTTCTTTAACATAACAAGCAATTCAGATTTTGTCAAGTGTCTCATATCATTTAAAGTGATTTATCTTTATCTAATCCATGTTCATAAAAATAATTCACCACGGCATCATCAAATGCCTGTTCAGAAAACGTCAGACCAACCATCAAGGTTTTAAATGCCTCAAACACAGTATTGGCTTCACAGTCCTTGGGAAGTTCAACCTTCACCTTTCTGTTGTATGCACTTGCCGTCAAGGTCAATTCTTTATATTTGTCAATTCCATACATGATGTTTAACTCTCCTGTTAAAAGGAAGAAGGAACTATTTCCTCTTCTTCATTCTCTGTGGTATGTTCGGCTGATGGCATCTCCACACCGGCATCCACCTTGGTGTACAAGTCCATGAAGCTCGTCTTGGTATCGGTATCGAAGCGAGAAGTACATAGTTCAATCGCCTTCATGCGGTCACCAAACATAGCAAAGGCATTCACAACATGCTCCAAGCGGCGGGTTGAAATCACATCATCAATTGCTCCTTCCTTGAACGTCTTACGAATAATTTCTGCCCAGCTAACCAGCTTGTCAGCAAAATCCTCATCCACCTTATCAACACGCGCCATCTTCTTCATAAGAATCTTCTTCTCCACCTTCAGAGTCGGATATTCCTGTTCAACAGTAATGGCAAAGCGCTCAAGGAAGGCATCGTCAAGAATTTGCGCGGACATATACTTGCCATTCTCGGAGCCCTGACCCTTAGTGTTGGCAGTTGCTACAATATTGAACCCCGCAGCGGGATGAACCGTTTCACCGGTTTTCTTATTGTAATATGACTTGCCCTCCAAGATGGCCTGGAGACACATCAACTTGTTACTTCCGCGGTCGCACTCATCAAGAATCAATACTGCGCCACGTTTCATTGCCAACAACACAGGACCTTCACGATACACAATGTTGCCATTGATAAGGGTGTTCCCACCAATGAGGTCATCTTCATCTGTCTCAACACTGATATTAACACGCACCGCTTCACGCTTTAAATTCGCGCATGCCTGTTCAATCATGGTTGTCTTGCCATTTCCCGACAACCCCGTCACGAAAATGGGATAGAAAGACTTTGAAGTAAGAATGGTTACGAGGTCTTTATAAAACCCAAACGGTACATAAGTATTATCCTTGCTAGGAATTAGGTTATCAACTTCAACCTTCAGCTTAGGTTGTGACAACATAACACAATTGTCAACGTTGGTCTTTGATGAGGGAGTCACAACGGAGGGCGCTCGGGTATCACGAATTGTGTATACGCCATGCCTAGCGCGGTTGTTTGAGTCTGATAAAAACTCATGGGGATTAACACCCAACGTCTTTGCAGCTTCAAAGATTTCAGGACGGCGGAATTCCGTCTTGCCCGTGTTGTGTAGGAAATCAACCAAACGACTCATAACACTCTCCATTGTATAGTGACCTACTCAGTACCTGCTCATACATTAAATGTAACACAATACACGCCTAAGGTCAAGTGGGAGCTAAGTTGTTGATTTATAACGACTTAGCTCACCTGTTGAATAAATTTATTCAGAAACACCCGTGAAATTGATTTCGACGTTTGCATTTTCTTAAATGCCTTTAACAACGTTGCTTTCGCCGGTGTCTTGTTCTTTGGTCCCACCAATACAGTATCCATTGTAATATTATCAATTTCTAAATCATTGCCCGGCACCATGAAATATGTGTCATATCCTTTTGTTTTTAGGCCAAAGTATCGGTGTTTTAAAAATTCATTTTTGTATTGTTTGTCAAACGCCTCATACCTATCACAGATTCCCCCTTCCGAATACTGCGAGAAAATTTCATTCCGAAAGTTTCTGCCAGACATCAGATAGAACCCGACCACTCGCGACCCTGTAATATTTTTATACATTTCAAGATACTCTTTTGTTCCTCTGGTGTACTTTGACCCAATGCTAACTGATGACACACTTTGCGGGTCGTTAAGAATTACGTTATAATTAATCCCCTCTCTATCCGGGGTTCTCAGGTGATATGACGCATCTCCATCAGTCAAAATAATAGTATTAAGAATTTCAATCTTGGTGTCTTTTTTAAATTTTTCTGCAATATACCGAAGCACCATGATTGCTTCGTTCAGAGGAGTTCCTCCCAGTCGCATTGTACGAGGAATAGTTGCCGATTCTGAGTAGGAATATGGTCTGCTAGTGACTGAGAATGTGTGTGCCAATAGAAGCAAATTCTTTATAGCATCGTTAAATTCAACTGTTCTCATAGCTGAATGCACCAATTGTTTCATACGAAAATAGTTAACACCAATTGTTAATGCAGTCGATGACGGGTCATTGCGGTTGTCCTTTATCGTATCAAAGTCAATGCCAGCTTCATAAAATTCTGTACGGGCATGCTCGTTGTCGATGAACCCGTATACATCAAAGGGGATATTTACCTTTCGGCAAAATGCCGCCATTGAAACAATTTGGTGAAGTGTACCTGACATGTTGGATGTCATACTCCCTGACATGTCAACAATCATGAGCATTCCGTGATTTTTACCATTTGGCACAATTGTCGTTTGCATAAACAAATCTTCTGACAAACGATATTTCCAAATCTTGTCCATATCAAGGTCACCCGTCTTACTCACCTTCGCCTTGGCAAATTGCTTCGCATTGCGCCGAAGTTCAAATTCTTTTACCAAATAATTAATATACGCTTTATTGCTTGACATAAATCCCGTGTATATTTCTTCCCGCTTGTTCATAAGCCCAGGATCAAACTCCATGAGCTTATGAGTTACCTTCGCAGGAATAACCCAATCTTCTAGTTTCAATTTAGGCCATGTAACGTATAATGGAGGATAGGCAGAAGCATCAATTAATGTTTCTTCTTGCTCTTTCATTGCATTTTCAGTAATGGAATAGGGAGAGTCTGATTCCATCCACTCTGAGATTTTTTGTCTCATCGTCTGAGACATCTCTTTCAACTTATCAGCCATTTCTTCCTTACCAGCTTCTCGTAATTCTTGAATCATATCCTGAACAGAATTTTCGATCTGGCTGGTTCCTTCGGCCTGTTCAATGTTTCCGTTATCAATGTCATCCTGAATATCTTGCAGCGTTTCCATCATCGTGGTAAATGTTTCTTCCATGTCCTTTTTTTCTTCGTCGGACATTTGGTATAACTCATATGCCAGCTCGTCAACATCATCCCATGTTGTCGCTGCACCAATGCGGTCAACTAAATCTTGTTCTTTATCAGTAAATGTAACCATTGACCGAACACCCAACTTAAAATACACATTCACGCGGTCAACAAATGGTAGAGCCTTCATATCCGAAAGGGGGCTACCAAAGAATCCTCGTTCCACAAGCTCCGTGTACCCATTATACATGGGCTTACGAAGGCCCGGATATTTGTCCTTCATCATTCGTTCAATGCGAACATCTTCAACTAAATTCAAATATTTCTTATAATCAGAACCATATTCTTGAACTTTTGCCGCCCAGCCTTCAGTCGGGGTAAACAATGCATGACCAACTTCATGACCAATCATGAGGTCATACAAGTCACCGTCAACATTTTTCCACAGAGGCAATGCCAATACCCGTTCCCCTACATCAAAGTAGGGGCCGGATATTTGGCGGTGCTCAACACGAATGTTTTCAGATGCCAACAGTTTACCTAATGTTGCTTTGTTACCAGCAAGAACATCTACCATGTATTATTCCTCGGAAAGTTGAATATACCTAAGTATAACTCATTAACCGCCAAAGGTCAAGTCATGACGTAAGTTGTTGATTTATAATCACTTACGACGAGGTTTAGATTTCTTCGAGGTGGTGCGCTTACTGCGTGTTGGTTTAACTTTTACTGATTTGCTGCCTTTTATTTTGGCTTCTAAACGCTTGTTCACTTCTTCGCCTGTCATCCAAATGTCTTTATTATTCAGAATTGAATTAATTTCCACGTCTGTTAAGAATCCTTTGTAGATGTCCTGCCACAAGTTCGCACTCCATTTCCGTTCATGCATAATGTTATCATATAGTTCTCCGCCCTTCCCAAAATTGCCAGACGAATAGTTATGAAACATGAACATGGTGTGTTTGGAGATTTCCCAATTCTTTGCTGCGAGAAAAATTAATGTCGCGGCGCTCATGCATGCTCCCTCAACCGAAGCAATAATGTTTGCTTTACTTTCATTCATGACGCGCATGAATTGAATTGCTGTGAATAAATCGCCCCCATATGAATTGATGTGTAGGACAATCACATCGGTTTCAGTCGAATTGCGAATAGCTTCAAACCATTGGATATATTCACTAGGCGGTTTTACTTCGCCTGACAAATAAAATTTATGGACTCTCGAAATAGGTCTGTCAGTAAATGCGGTGATGCTGTTCCCCATCGAAGGGAAGTCAATTGGCTTATCCATAATACCGAGTTACCTCAAGAATTTTGTCAATCTGTTTTTGAATAATATCTGTACGATTCGGCCAATGAATATATTCTTTCGTTGGATTTTTCTGAAGATTGTACAGAAGGGGAAGTATCATGGTTTCAACTTCTTTCAATTTGCCCCTCACCTCGGCATTTAAAAGTTCTTTATGTTCCTCAACTAACGCATGTACATCAGTTCCGCCAATCTTTGTTTCCAGTGACGCAATCTTTTTCAACAATGTTTCTTGAAATTCTAAGTCAACAGGACTCTGAACATGTTCCTTTGAAGATACCATTTCACTATCTTCAAATGTAAATCCAAAATCGAAATTGTTATCTGGCATTGTGTGTCCTGCGTAGAAGTTTTTTCTGTTGTTTTTTCAACTTGTTTAATTCCCACCGTACTTTGAAAACAGATGCATGATGAGTGAAATTAATGCCTGCCATGTAGTCGTATTCATGTAAAGCTATTCGTGCCGGAACGCCTGATAGTTTTACAATCTTCTGTTCGCCGGCTTCATCCTGAAATGACATTACGATATTTTCTGGGCGAGACAATGTGACCATGAACTCTGGCATTGATATGCACCCTTCTCTAGCCAGACACGTTTCTTTACTCACACTAACAACTTCGGGATTGAAAAATGCATATCGTTTTTCCTCGTTCCCTAAAACAAATACTCGATAGGGCAATCCCACTTGGTTGGCAGATAACCCCGCTCCCTTTACTTCCAACATCTTAGCATACAACACTGTAGCCAATTCTTCCGCCTTGTCACCGTCTTTTTCAAAATCAAAAGCAGGTGGGCGGGTATTCATTCTTGGGTCGGCAAAGTGAAAAACTTTAAGGTCTTCAATATTGAAATTCATATAGTATCCTTGATATATTAGGCTATCACAGAAAAGTTCTGTCGTTTGGTAAACTTCATAACATGGTTAAATTTATCAAATAATTGGTCGCCTTTATGTGAAATGACCCACACATTTGTTCCGTCACCCAATGCATTTAATAATGTCATAACATATTCAGTTGCACTTGTATCTAGGCTGCTATCGAATATCTCATCAAGAATAAGCAAGTTAGTGCTAGCACTATTTTTAAGCTTCGCGATTGTGCGCCACGTAAACAAAAGCGCCAAATCAATTCTTTGTTTCTCGCCTTCACTAAAGCTTTCATAACTAAAATCATCCCGATAGCGTGATTTAATACTCTCATCAAATTTCTCATCAAGTGTGAATTGGACAAAGAAGTCCATTGCTGTCAAGAATTTGTTTACAAGTTTATTTATAACGGGTAGATATTGTTTAATGATTCGTGTTTTAATTCCCGAATCTTTTAATAAGACTGATGCAATATCATAATAATCGGATTGCTCATGTAAATCGGAGCGGTCTTTCACTATTGATAATGTATCCTTTGCTAAATCTTTAAGTTTTGCCTTTTCTACATCAATATTACCTACTTTCTTACTGACATCATCTTTCTCTAACTCTAACCGTTGAATGTATCGGTCGCCGGTAGAAATCTCATTCTTCACTTCTGTTATTTGTTGCGTTAATATGATAATGTTTTTGTTGACGACCTGAATTTCTTCTAGTCGCTGTTGTAAGCTACCATATGTATCTTGCACCTGATTTTTTTGTGTTTCAATAGAGGCGGCTTCAACTTGATGTTCATTGATAATTTCAATTTTGAACTCATGTTCAATGCCCTGTTTGCACTTAGGACAGCTGTCATTATTATGATAAAATGCAATTTCTTTTTGAATTTTGCCTAAAGTGTTTTCACATTCTTGAATTTGTTGTGAAACCAGTTGTAAAGATTGTGTGACATTAGATGAATCCCCAATAGAACCGATATGCAGGTCACGTTGATGGTCAAGATCAGCAAGTAAAGTCCGTCTTTCAGAAATTTCATTGTGTGCCTCTTGAATTTTAATTTTAATTTCTACGATTCGTGCATCACGGTCATCTTGTAACGTCTTGATATAATCTTGTTGCAACTCCGCCTTGTTTTTTGCAATAGAAATCTTTGTTTCTACTTCTAGAAGTTTCTGTTTCAGTTCTGTAATCTTGTTCTTTAAGACCACATTCATAGAAGTAAAAATTTTAATATCTAGGATATCTTCAATAACTTCCCGGCGAGCAGCTGCAGGCAATTGCATGAACGGTGTGAATGACGCAGCACCAAGAATGACAATTTGTGTAAATGATTTAAAGTTGAGTTTGAGAATGCTTTCTTCCAAATACTTTTGGTAATCTCGGGAAGCGGCATCTTGATTTAACAAGTCTCCATTCACCCATATCTCAAAGACGGTAGGCTTAATCCCACGGATAATTTTATAATTTTTACTTCCAATGGCAAATTCAATTTCAACAACACAATTTTTGTCATTGATACTATTTACTAGCTGGGGCTTGTTGATGTTACGATAAGGCCTTCCAAACAATCCAAAACATACTGCATCAAGAAATGTACTTTTTCCACTACCATTCTCACCGACAATCAATGTTGTGGGGCGAGAGTCTAGCTGAATATGTGTAAAAGTATTTCCTGTTGAGAGAAAATTCTTCCATTGAACTGTTTTAAAATTTATCATGATTGCAAGTTTTGTGCTTCAACATATAATGTTTTCAGCAATGTTTTCAATCGTTCCTTGTCTTTGGCTGATTCTGTGGAATCAACAAATTCAGACAACAAGGTCATGGTATCTTCAATGTTCACATGCTCAGAATCCATGGCACCTGCTTCAAATTCAGAGAAATCTTCATGAATGGTTAATTCTATAACATCCTGCATGTACAACGAATCTATAAATTTATCAAACTTCGGATAATCTGTTTTGTTCACCACAATAACCTTTACACATCCTCGACGATATTGTGTGACATCAATTTTTTCTTTGTTCCTATCATCATAATAGATTTTATGAAAAATCATATTAGGATTTTCTATGAATGTCACATCGTCAGTTCTAGTGTTGAGAATATGAAATCCACGAGTGTCATCATAGTCGGACCAGGTAAATCCATAAGGACTTCCGAGATAGTAAATGTTATCATCTGTGCTACGATGATGAAAATGTCCTGTCAAGACTTTCGGATAATGAGCCAATATCTTTCTGTCCATTCCCCCGTCATTCTTCATGCCACGAAACATATCAAACCCTGCAATTTCAAAATGTCCAAAGCACATATCGCTTGCCGTTTGTAATTGCTGCATGACACTATCATGGTTATCTTCACACAACCAGGGAATAAACGTATATGTTTTGTTATCAACCGTTCTGTTACATGCAGTTTGAATTACATCAATATTACTGTATTCTTTAAGAAGCAAATCAATTGAATTGATTTCGTTCGTGTTCTTGTAATATGTATCATGATTGCCCGGAATAACAGTTACATCAATCCCGCGATCTCGGAGTTGGTCAAAAAAGTATGTCTTACATGATTTAAGAGTACTGAAATTAATATACTTGCGCCTATCAAACACATCACCCAAATGAAACACTGTTTTAATTTCATGCTCATCAAGGTAAGGGAAAAATATTTCATCATAGAATTTTTTGAAATAATCATCAAAATATCTAGAATCATTCCTCGCTCCGAAATGAGTATCGGTGATAATAGCGATTTTCATTTACCCTTCGTAAATGGCAGAATTGGCGCCATGTTCAAAGACTTCCACTGATTTTAACCGTACTCGGTTCTTTGTACTAATCAATACCAATGGAGCAATGTCAAGATATGTCATTTCCGCAAACTTCTCACACCCTACACCACTCATAACACGAACGGTGCATGCACCATGTGTATCCATGTATTTAAATGCATCAATCATGGGGTCATCAATAGCAACCACCATGGTATGGTCATATGTTTCTTCAAGATATGCCTTAATCCATTTCGTATCACCGAAATCAAATACCCAATTTCTCTCATCTAATTTTTCTGCTTCGAAGATGAACCGAAATCCTAGACTGTATCCATGAATTTGATTGCAATGGGATTCAGCTCTCCATTGACGAAAGGCACATGATAACCCACGGTCGTTTCCAAATGTCTTAGTGGAATAATATTTTGCCATGTTACCTTCCGAGTTTATTGTATAGTATCTCAGCATTCAAATATTTGTTTAACATCCCACGTTGTTCTTCCAAGAGTGTTTCATACTTATTGTAATTTACAACCTTGTCATGTATAAAGTCAATGAGTTCCGTCTTGTAAATGATGAAATTTTCTAACGAACTTGTCCATACTGAAGGATACTTAAATACACTTAAATACATTTCAGAATAACTGCATCTGTCAGGAACAATGGGTATAGCACCTGCCAAGCATCCTTCCATCATACTAATACCGAGATTCTCATGAAGGGCGCAACTAAATACTGCTTTTGCTGACCCAAGTACATTGTAATATTCATCTTTACTTAAATTTTCTTTTTGTGTTATACGAACATTTAATTGTTCAGCAATTTCAGGTTGTTTATCTGCATTATACCTGTGGGGCCATACGACCGTATCTGTTTTAGGTACTGCTATATATTTTGATAAAGGAGTAATTATGCGTGAATGGGGTTGACCGCTTCGTACTGCTTTGTTCCTATTCGTTATGTGTAAGTTATCTAAGAACATTTTCTTGTGAAAGTCTGTGGCAAAGTAATTGTAATCACAGGCGTAGTACCACCCACGTTCAGTATGCTTTGCCCACTCTCCTGACATTTTCATCCCCAAAATATCTGAGGGGTCATAATTTCCTGCATGCCAAACACCATGAATCTCTACAGGAACTTCCAGTAAATCACTCATGTACCGAATAGCCGTGATGGCAAAGTTCCATGCATCAGTGACAAGAAACTTATCATTTGCTTTAATTACACCAGTAGAAAATAAGTTCGCAATGTTTTCTACTTGTGATGCCTTATAGGCATTTGTAAATGCGAAATTTAAAAATGCACCAGATGTTGTATCGTTCGTGGCGCTAACACCCTCAATTGTTTTACATGTGATACCCCGCGCTGTGAGGTCTACGGGAATATTCTCATACCATTGTTTTGTATAGCGTTGGTCAATCGGTTCAATTGGAACTATCCAAACTGTTTTCATACACTCCCCCATAACACAGCTTCCGGCTGTAATGGCTTACTATATTCTAATACAGCACCATTTTCACCATCTTCATATACGCGAGTTGTGATGTCTCTGTTAGGATACCGTGTCTGAAGTAAAAGAATTAATTCTTCTGCCAACATTTCACATGATTTAAAATCAAGATTCATTCGTGTCTCATAAAATTTCTCTAACTCACGCTTAAACAGGATGAATTCAACTTCACGGTCATTATGAAACACTTCAAGTTTTACATGAAAGTGAAACATATGACGATGAGGATATCCTAGAAACTCAACCTCTTTCAACTTGGGGTCAGTTAATGCGGCGGGATATTTATGAACACCTTCTTTCTGAAATGAAACTTCAATGTGTCGTTGTAGCATTATCAATCCTCCCGAATAATAACATCATTTTTATATTCATCCCACGTGGTCATAACATCATCAGTTAACAGCGATTGCAATGGGTGAGTCCATACTCCCTCATTTGAGGCTCGGAAATCGAAATCATCTATCTTAATATAAGCGTTCCCCCAACGTTTTACATTCGGAATAGCAACACAAATTTGAGGGATAAACTTCTCATGTGATATTAAATTCAGTAAGTAGCATTCCTGAATGAAACGAGACTTCACATCCAACGTAACCAGATAGGAATTTCTCAGAAAATACTCAAGCATGTCACGCCATTCAGTAAGATTTTTTCCATCAAAACTCCAACTTGCACCAAAGAAAATATGTGAACACTCATACGTTTTTGCATGTTGTTCAATAATTTTTACATCTTGGAGTCCAACGACAAACAATGTTTTTAATCCATGGGCGCGTGTATGTTCAATTTCCGTCCCAATGTAAAATGTAATGTTTTCATTTATACCATCTGAATAATCACGCTTCATGCAAACTCCGGAAGTGTAGATGGAGCGCCATCACGAACTGGTGCGCTAGGGAGACATGCTCCTGGGCCATGTGTCCATCGTGTGAAATCATCAACTGTTTTTATACTGCGAAGAGCATTTAACGCAGTTGCTTGGTTTTCTCCCATCCAATTATAAATCTCGTTGTAATCTTGAACGACACTATCCACGTGACGAATGAAGTTCATCACAGTAGAGACAAAGAATGAATTAAATGCTATGATAGGAGGATTGATTGACCCGTATTTTGTTTCATATTTACGAACACTTAAATTCATATCCTCACAAAACTGTTCATCATCAATTTTATAATCAGGAAGATTAAACTTAATATCTTCGTTAATTTTCACATAATCAATCCCAAAATGTCTGCCAGGATTAATCCATTCGCCATGTCTATCATAATATCTTCCCATCTGAACGCCACTTGTATGTGTCGTACTATCATAACTGATGGTAATATCCTTATACACACCACTACTTACAAATGATAAGTACGGGATGAGTCTGCGTAATGAGCCAACACCGAGTAAGTGTAAATGATTGACTTTTCCAAACAAGGGAAGTTGTGTGTAGTAGAAGGCACGCTTACAATCTTGAAGTGTATCATGTCCAATGCCGCCGCCAGACAAAGCAACCCCACCAATAAATTCATGAAGCTCTTGGGGAATTTCTTCCAGTCCCAACTCAACCCACTTTACAAATGTATCACAATCAGCTCCCTGTACGATAAACACTGGCTTGGCACCTGAGCCATGTTTAATAAACGTTTCAATTTGTTCTTTAATGTTTTTCCCTGATTGGCGGGCACAATGCTCAAATATAGTTCTATCAAAATATCTATTTTCAGTATCTAATACTCTAGACCGACCATCAGTGCTTGTTACAGTAATAGGCATTTCATCAAATGATAATGCCATGTGTGAATATTTTGCTTGACTCTCATATACTTCTTGACGTAATTGCTGCAATGGCTGCTTTATTTTTTTACCCAATGTAACCATTTGCAATCCCCCAGAATCAGCATAGACCTGCTTGATGCCTTTTCCACTGAACGAATTCTTAAATGGTTCTCCCAGATGTTTTTCCGTGTACGCATTATACAGAAAGGAAAACTCATGGTTGTGTTTACCTCGGAGATTACTAAGAATGCCATTCAATTTATCACAAATATCACCACTCCAAGTATCAGAATAGTTAACTCGCAAAAAAGATAGCCCAGATGCAACATATTCAAATTTAACCACATTAACTCCTGAGTATTTTTATAAGATGATTTGCCTGATGAATGGCATCATCTAATGCATTATGATGGGAACCTTCTCGCTCATCTTCGGTGATATGAACCATATCCTTTATTGTGCGATAGCATCTATCATCCCATGGAGTCCAAGGACGTTTCATTCCAACTGCTTTGTATGCGTTCTCTATAATAACATTATCAAACCCGGCACCATTGCCCCACGTGAGCAATGACTTTCCTTTGTACCATTGGGAAAATTTCACAAGAGCTTCAATCAAGGGAACATTATTTTCGCGTAATGCAGCCAATACTTTAATATCTTGCCTACTCCACCATTCAACTGTGCTCGCAGAAATGTTCAACCCATGCTTTTTACAGTCTGATGCGTCAACGGTGCAATAGAATGTGTCTACAATGCCTAGGTCAGCAGTAAACTTCACAGCACCAATTGAACAAATTGCTGCGTTCGATTCAGTACTCATTGTCTCCAAATCCAACATCACTTGGTGCTGTGCCATATTATCGTTTCATAAGGTGCATAAACTCAGCACGCAGAGATGCACTTGTTTTAAAATCTCCCCCCAACTTTGAGGTGACTGTTGTGGAATGGGGGTCTTGAACGCCCCGCGCCTTCACACAGAAATGTTCTGCATCAATGACAACTGCAACATTTTCAGTTTCAAGAATGAACGAGAGTGCATGATAAATTTGTTCTGCCAATCGTTCTTGTACCTGCGGGCGGCGTGAGAAATATTCTACAACACGATTCAACTTTGAAAGACCCAGCACTTTGTTTTTAGGAATATATGCGACATGCGCCACGCCACTAATTGTAACAAAGTGATGCTCACAGCATGATGTCACTGAGATGTCACGCTCCAATACCGTTTCATCATACCCCATTTTGTTTTCAATGGCA